GTTTAAAAGCGAAGCCTCTCTTTCTTTTATCTCATTGATTCCAGAAACTCTGTCTTCCAAAGGAACACCAGCAGCATTTCCTGCAACACTCATATCGCCTACAGCTTTCAATGTCATTTTAACATTATCATTCGAGTTTGAAGAACCTTTAAGTTTTTTAAACGCTTCAATGTTTGAATCAAGTTGAGATTTCAAAGCGTCAACCTTAGAAGCTGAACCTCCTTTGTCAAGGTTAGCCAAAAATTTACCTTGAACTTCTTGTGTTGTTGTGATTTGCTTCAAAGCTTTTAACGCTTCGTATTGAGTTGTTAAAGACTCGTCAAACTTCTTTCTTAACGCTTCAACCTCCTCACTAGAAGCTTTTTCAGCTACTAAAGTTTCAATTTCTTTCTTTGATGCTTCGTTATACTCATTGTACAACTCAGCTTGTTTGTCTGCATCTAACGTAGAAATATCTTCTACTTTCTTAGATACTAAATATTCTTTAAATGTCATCTTGTTTGTGCCCCTTTCAAGGTCTTTATTAGTTAAAATTTACTCATTGTTGTGTAAAACGACGGCTTTTTAACTGTTCCAGTGTCCGAGGACGGCTGCTTCTGCTTGAAAGTGTCAACATACTGCTTACAAATATTATTAAAAATTTCCTTATTCTCTATGTTTTTCGCTAAATAATCAAACATTTTAGTGATTTCGTCTTGGTTTTTTAAGCTTTTATTGTTATCGAATATCCCTGTCAGGTCGTTTGAACCTTGCAAAACAGCACTAACTTCTTTTAGTTTAGCCTCCTGTACTGCCTTGTTGCTCTACTTTGTTAGCGTTTCCGATTTGTGGTAAGTACTTCCTGTAAAGTGCATACGCTTCCTTGTCGTCTTGGTTATCAATTGCCAAATCAATCTTAACGTAATACATTCCAACACTGTGTTGGTTAATTTGATGGTTCTTATATTCATCAAACACGCTTTGATTCTTAGCTTTTGAAATTTCAGCATCTATAAGCAAAGCCATTGTATCAAGTGGTGAATTGTAACCGTAGTATAAAAACCTACCTTCCTGCTCGTATGCTTTCAATGACTTACCAATCTTAGCGGTTACTTTAAACTCATGGTCGTGTAATAAGAACGGGTCTGCGTTTTCCTGTAACGATTTCTTAAATACATTGCTTAAATGGACATCGTCATGACTATCCATGTAGTTATACGTGTTCGCTATGATGGTACGATAAACAGCATCGTCAGTATCAAGGGGTAAATTCCTTTCCATTAAGGCTTTGTTAGCGCCTTGCCAATCTGATTGCTCTCTTTGTTTTGCCTCTTTTTCCAAATCCTCTTTTGTAAAAGGCTTTAACACAGGTGAGTCCGTGAACTTAACAGCCCCTTTTTTCAATAGTATTGCCTCTTCTTTGTCCCTTGTTACTTGCTTGATAGCTGAATTTCTTTTATCGCTCATTTTTTTACCAGTTTTTTATCGTTTAAACTCTTCTTTTTATCTTCCAACATCTTTTTAATGTCGGTTAACTGCTTTCCTTTTATAGTTTTAACCTTGTTCATCTAGTCCTAAATCAGTTCTTAATGCTGCTTTTTGCTCTGGTGTTATGTCACTCAATAACATCGCGCTAATGTTGTTTGGTATGTCTTTCAGTACGTCCGCTTTAGTTCTTGCCAGCGCTTCAATGTCCTCTTTTGCTACCCTTAACCAGTAGTTGTTTCCTGTTATCCTATTTATAGGGGTAAACAAATCCTTTTCGAATTGATTGATGAATGTGTCCAGCTGAGGTATAACCGCGTTTGTATAAAACGCTTTGTTAGCTTCTTTGTAGTTAGCGTATTGTGAACTTTGAAAATCACCAAACAATTGGCTTGGTAAATTAAGCGCCCTACACACGCTCCTTATGTGAGGTAGCTGTGATTCGATTAGTTTTAAATCGTTGGCGCTCATTCCTAGCTGAGTGAAATCAACCGCCTGCTCCACCACCTCAACTTTATTAAACTTTTCAGCGCCGCCCGTAATACCTACGAACGCTTTTCTCACTACATCCATTACTGATTTACTAAAACCTAATGCACCAGCGTCCCCACTTGAAGCCTTTGGGCTAATTAAACCCGCTATACCTCTATTTTTTAGCATTGCTTTCTCAGCCGTTGCCCTGTTGTTTGACGCTCCTATTGTGTTCCAAACAGCTTGCAATGGACTTAATCCGCTTTGTTGGTCTTGTAGTGTTGATGGGTCGTAATATTCTAGTATGATTAGCTCTTCAGGAAAGTACTTGTAAGACGTTGTGCCATCTGTGAACGTATAAAAAGAAGCCTGTTCGAAGTAGCTTGTTTTTTCTTGTGCTGGTAGCATTGCCTGTGTTGGCAATATCCACAACTCTTTTGGTTCGAAGCCTATCATGTCCGCTTTTTTTAGCGTGTATGCTTTACCGTGTAAGAATAGATTGATAAAGAGCTGATACATTGCCTCGTTCTTTCCCTGCTTAATGTTCCAATTATCGTAAAACATTTTGTAAATAGGGTCTGTGTCAGGTACTACATTGTCTCCATTCATTAGAGCTAAAGGTGCAGTTGAACAAGCTTTTGCAAGTGATGAAACACAGGCATAAACTAATTCATTCCCTAGAAACCCCTCTTTTACTATTTCGTCAGCCGATACCCTATCAAATGTATAACCGTTTATAATTCCAAAAAAATCGGGCGCTGTTGTCTTGTCGTTAAATACATTCATATCCTTAAAAGTAATATAAATTTTTAAGAGTTTTTGTACCTATAAAACTTTTCCGTATAACGCAAAGGGTCGAGTAAGTGATTTTCGCTATCAATCGGCACCTCTCCTGTCTTATCAAGCCATACGTAATTGCTTAGTTCACGAATTAAATTAAGGCTCGTAGGTGTCACTTTAAACTGCCAGTTTTGAAGGTGCCTAATGCCTATCACAATTTTCTCCTTACCTAATCCTATGATGTTGAAACCGTTGTTCTTGCTTAACTTGCTTTTGTATATTTCCTCATGTAGGTAAATGGTCATGGTTTTTTTATCAAAGCCGACCTTTAATAATGTAAACGGGTCTTTGAATCCAAAATCCATTCCGTACATTATAGGGATTGTTTCGTCAAAGTCGCCCGTCTTCCAGTTCTGAAAGATAACACCATCAACAAAGCCCTCTTGACCTAAAGCATAAACCCTGTGTTTATTAGCCCAATACTCGTTAATAACCTCACCCTCTTTATTGTAGCCCTTTTCGTAGTACCGCTCAATCTCAAACACTTCTTCTTCGCTTAGATACTCGTTATCCTTGTAGGTTAAAATAATAAAGTCAGCGTCTGGACGTGGGATTATTTCTTCATGTACCCAAAATTTAGTGTTAGGATTGTAATCAATTATGACCTGCTTTGCTCTTGATGTTAATTCCCTATAGGTTTCAAACTTAATCTTATTGCCCTCGTTTACAAACATCACATCGCACCGAAGACCCTTACCCATGTCTTCTTTATCTAGCCCAATGAATTTAATGAACGAACCGTTTGGAAAGTTGTATAATGTACCACCTAAAAACAAATTAGGGTTAAACACCTCAAAGCCTTTCATTATATTTTTAAAATCCTTGATAACTGTTAACCTCATTTTGGTTAACTCGTCACTAGCAATAAATATTTCCCTGTTCTCTTGGCTTGATGCGTGGTTAATCAATAGCATCAAAATGGAATAAGTTTTTGACGCTCCTTGTCCCCCTTGAATTACTTTGATTTTCTTTTTTAATCCTGCTATTTTACGAAGGGCTGTTGTCGTCTTCATTGTTTAACGGGTCAATGTTTAAAAGTGGTGCGTTTAGTGATTTACCGCCTGTTGTTACATCTTGCTGTAGTCTATCAGTCCAACCGTGATTGCTCTTTAAATTCATTATACCTGCACCTGTATTGATGTTTTCCTTTTTTATGTTCGTAAAACAGTTAGCTTCGCAATTCCTTTTCATCCTATTTTTGAACCTTTTTAATTCGGGAAACTTCTCTACTAAATAATCAAATACATCGATATAGCTATCTAAATCTTTTGCAATTTCACCAATAAAATCATAGTCTGTGTTCTTTGATAATTCAACCGCATCAGTGAATAGCTTAGTAGCTTTTTCAATCGTCCACTTTTCTGCATTAGTGTTGCCCTCCATGCTTTCACTTATCTTTTCGTTTTTTGTTGCCATACATAAAGGTAATGAATATTATATTAATTAAACTCCCACAAGTCCAAACTAGCATAAAACCCCTTAAATCTAGCTATCAAATTACAGTCTTCGAGTTCGTCTAATATTTGCGCGGCTTTTGTTTCGCTTATCATTAACTCATTGCTCACCCTTTGAACGGTCACGGCTGGTGTATGTTTTATTATGCCGATACACTCGGCGAATAAGTCTTTATCTAGTATAACCCAAGTTAATCAATTAGAGCTTTACCAGCAAACCCTATTTTATTAAAAGAGTCAACAAGCTTAACGATTGAGACTGTACCACCTACAGCAAAGGCAAAAATTCCAAAATTAGTTCCTATCGTTTTTCCTTTTGCTAATGCGATTGAAACCGAACCAATAGCCGAACAGGTAGCCACCCATACAAACGACTGAACACGTGACTTTCTAGCTTCGATTAAAAACGTTCCTGCTTTGTTTTGCTTGTACATTATTGACTTCAAAGCTTTTTGAACGTCGATAAGCACGATTGGTTTGAGTGGCGTTTCTTTGAGTGGCGTTTCTTGTGCTGCTTTTACTGTGTCTTTAGAAACAACAGGCTTAACTATCACCACCTCTTTAACTGGCGCAACATACAGCGAATACTTTCCATTCACCACTTCATTCTTTGTAGTATCAACAACGGTTTTTCTCCCCTTATCCCTTGCATGATTGAAAGTGCTTTGTTTTTGTTGCCCGCTTGCTGTGATTGATAATAAAACCAGCATTGTTAATGTAATTGTTTTCATGTTTTTAAAAGTTTAATTGTTAATATTAATATAAAAATTATTAGCGTATGGTTTGTAAGTATTCCCGTTGCTATATTCATTCAATTCTTTCCCCGCAATCGATACAGCGGTTTTTTTTAATTTCTATGTCTTCCCTATCATAGACTATACAAGTACATTCGTTTTCGTTCATTTGTTAGGTTGTTTAGGTTTATTAATCCAATGTGTAACGGTATCTTTTAAATCATGCCTCCAATACTCAATAATAATTAAATTACCTAGCACATTGAACGCCAATACACTTTGTTTCCACTCGGGCTGCTTGTCTGTTATCTTATTCCATTCTAGGGTCATTGGTTTTGTTTTTTGGTTAATACATCATCTAAATTAGGAGGGTTTATCATTGCTGCTTTTCTGTTTTGTTCTTCCTGAGCTTGTTGGTAGCCTTTTATAAATGCTTTTTGCTCTTTTAAGGCAATATCATTATCGTGCATAAATGCAAAAATAGTTGGATATTCCTTTTCCGCTAATTTTTCAATCTTTTCCTTTTCCATCACTTATTGTTTTATTGGTTAATGTTTTTGCCCTTTCAAATGCAAACGTAATTAGCATACCCATTTCTAAGTGCTTAAATAAATCTCTTAATTTCCTTTTATTAAAAAAGCACCAAGAAAAAATTATTAACTTTTGCTTCAACGTTAAAAGCCTATGATGTTTAAATAACTCGTCAAGATATTTTTTCTGCTCCTTTTCCATCACTTATTGTTTTTTGGTTAAATCTTCAAGCCATTTCTGAACCGTTCCCAAAGAATCTATATTGCTCCTTGTTGCATCTCCTAATTGCCATATAGCCCAAAGAGCATAAATTATTGCAGTCCATTGTAAAATTTCATTTAATACTTCCATCACTTTTGTTTTTTGGTTAATGTTTTATTTGCTGATTTAGTA